CAAATTATTTAACAAATAAACAAATCATATTTAAAACACTTTTAACTTTACTAACTTATCGTTAGCAAAATTATTAACTTTTATTATGGTTTTCAAAACCAAACCACTTTACTCCCTTACAGGAGCTTTAGTTGGTACAACCCAAACCTTTACTTACAATGTTTATAAAACAGTAAGCAAAATTATTCCTTTCGATGAAGGAAAAAACTTTATCATCGATTATTCCTTACCAGGAAAAACTAGCCGAGCATGCGGTCGCATTAAAAAAAATACAAGCCAGACATTACTCTACAACATTAAAGGAGAATGTGTTAATGCACCAGCAACTCTTAAAAATAAATTATCGTTTAAAACGAAGACCATTTACAAACCACGTTATAGTGGTTTTATATCACAATATGCAAAGAGGAACGTGATTCTTCGTAAATGGAAAAAACAAAAGAAACTACCAACTTCTCCAAAAGGATTACAACTACCTTTTGGTTCTTCTGTGCTTAAGTTCCACAGTAAAAAGAACAGCAAACCTGAAATTAAAATTCCAAATTCATTTTTGGATAGTTTCACTTCAAATATATCGGCTTTTATAGCTGAATTGAAAGAAATTCCAGGAGAAACTATAATGGAAAAATTCAAGATAAATGCACCAACTTTGTCTATGGATTTTATAGCATTACTTAATGCGTTGATAAATTTACCAACATCAGATGCTTATACCAATTACACTCATCCATGTTTAACAACTATATATGGAGAAGGTGTAGCATTAACATCGAATGAGCATTCAAAAAATAAAATATTTCCAGAACATTTACAACCCGAAGAAGGAAAAGAATATATTAAACGTTGTGATAAAACTATCTTAAAAGATTATTATCCTGACTCCAATATGCATAAAAATGACCATTACTGTGACTTTTACACACCTGAAGGAGAATTTAAAAAAATTTATAAAAATGTACATATAGACAAAGTACCTTCGACGTTTAAAAATAAAATGAAAAGAACGCTTGGATTAGTAGCAATAGGATCCGCAACAGCAAGATTAATATATACTATAGGACGGATATTGATTTCTGCAACTATAGAATTTAAGATAGAATCAGCGCTAGAAATAGTTAGAGAATGTATCACATCTAATGAAGAATTCGGAATTAATATGATGTCTGATTTAGTATCTAATATTTTTGATAGAAAGATACCTAATGCAGATACATTTGATATAATCTCTGCTATTCTACCTATAATATCATTGGCTTTATGTGCTGGATTAGGAATGGCAGATTGTAAAACATTATCATCGAAAATAACTAATTACGGTAAAACATCAACCATAATCAATTCTCTATTTCGAGATAATACCAGCCAATTAATGCCATTATTGAGAACTTTCTTTTCTGATTCATTTTCAATTTATAACGAAGAGGGAAAAGAACTTATAAAACTCAGTAATGAACATCAATCAACACCTTTGGTTGATTACTATTTAGACACGTATAAACAAAGAGAATTAAAATTACTAATTGGTAGTATTACTAAATTTTTGACAAGACCACCAGTTAAAGATCCTTCAGTATCAGCTTCATTAAGAACCATTTCTGTCACTTTATCTCAAAGCTTAGGTTCACTAAATAGTAAAATGCTGACTTTGAATCAATTGAACTCTGATGAGACTAGAGTAGAACCTTTATGTATACTACTAAGAGGACCTCAAAATGTTGGAAAGACAGTAGTCACTAAATATATTCAAAATAAAATAGCAGAAGAGTTACATATTAGTAATAAATCTTATAACTTAAAAAAAAATAACGAACACTATGATACTTATAGAGGTGAAATGTTTGCATATTCAGATGAATTTTTAGCAGATCCCAAAGATCCTTTAGTTACATCATTAAATGCTATTATATCTCCCGCTCGTTATAACCTCGCTGGAGCAGATTTACCAGATAAGAAACAATATGTGAATTTTAAATTGATCACTTTGTGTAGTAACTTTACTAAAGAGAATATAAATTTAAATACTTTAATAAACCCCGGATCTCAAGATGCGTTTTGGGGTCGAATGCAAATGTATGATGTAACAGATATAACAGTCCAAAATACTGGACGCAACACAGATGAGTCTATGAAACATAGAGATTTACCAAGTGATTTCTCTAATCTACGATTTGGTCGATTCCAAAAGAAAACAAAAGGATTCGAGTATGTAGGAGAAGAACCTATGGGAGGATTTACAGTAGACCATCTAATAAAATTTATTATAACAGAAATAGTTAACAGAGAATGGAAATTATTGCAACATCAAGAAAGATCATTATGTACTCTCCAATATCAAGAAATGGTAGAAAAATTCATAGATAAAAGGTCTAGATTTATAGTAACTTACAAACATCCATACACAGGAGAATATCCTATTGATAATATGTCTCTTAGAACAGCCTTCGAAGAATACAAAAGAGAAAGTTATTTGAATTACGTTCCTCAAAGTTATCTTACAGATCACGGAATGACTAGTAGGAATCCAAAAAAACAACTAAAGATTCCTAATACAAGACCAACTATACAACCTCTAGTAATTAGATTTGAAGGAAAACCTAACACAGGTAAAACTACTTGTTTAGAGAGTTTCGCTTCAGATTTCGCTGGATTTTATGAAACAGAAATAGAATATCTAACTATAAATGACATAATAAATACTAAACCAACAGATATAATAAATCCTAAAGTATATGTTTTAGATGACATTTTAGTTACACAAGACCATCGTAGAAGTTATGTAACATGGTTTAATCAGATACATTCCCAGCCTCACATAATATTTATAATAACAAATTCTATATGTTATCGAGATAATACATGGACATCATATTTATCGAGACATAAGTATTGGCACATGAAATTAGAAGATCAGGCTGATGAAGCTCTAGTCCGTAGATTAGGGTTAGTCGGAGATATACAAACAAATTATGGAGAGCAAAATATACCTATGGGTAATTCAATGCCGTTTCACTTTAATGGTTGTCAAACAGCTAAATACCATAATGGTCAAGATATACCTATTTCTAGAATACCATTGAAGATTTTTGAAATGTATAAAGAATTTAGAGCTAGAGCTGGACAAATATTAATAGTAAAACAAGAACCTAATCATCCACCTCAATACGACATGAAAATAAGAGCACCTTCTTATGATTCATTAGTTAGGACTTTAAGATCACTACCAGCTATTATGTATGCGATAAATAATGGTTCTTCGATAGATACGAATTTAGTTCGTATACAATTTAAAGATATCAAACTATTTCAGCAATTTGATAGAGCTTCTTTTAATAGATTACAATTACCTATGGTTACAAGCGATGGTGATTACCCTATAATAGCACGAAAAGTAGCAGAGCATTTTTTTAGGACCTATCCGGGAAAGACTTATTGCTTAGAATTAACAGATGCTCGCTTTTATTGTATGAACAATATAGTATATATGCCAGATATTGAATCAGATATTAGACTTTTTAAACATGAGAATGGGCTATATACTTTTACTAAAACTTTACCTATAGAAGTTCCTCAAATGACTAAAGAACAAATAGTCACTATGATAAAAAATAAATCTTCTATTTACATAGACTTATATAACTTAGCCCGATTAAGAACCTTTATTATAAGATCTCATGAATTTCCTGAAATACTTTTTGAGTTATTAAGAGAAGATTATGTCAATTCATCTATTGATTATTTGAAATATTTAAAAGTATTAGGGATATTTAGTGCTATAGTAGGTATGTTTGGAATATTATATGGTGTATATAATTTTTGCAAAAAATTCTTTACAAAAGAAAAAGAAGCTAATACTTTTGAAGCTCGTAAACTAAAGAAAGAACAACATAGACATGCACAACAGATATTAGCAAGTGGGAAAACTAAAATGCAAATACTTAATGAATTAGATCAGTATGCAGGAGGCGAAGAAGATAGTCCCTATTACGAAGCTATGAAATATATGAACTCAACAGCTGAGGATGAAGAAAAAATACAAATTCCAATACCTACTAAAGATTCATATGCTAAAGTAACAGCAGAACAATTGATGGAGGTTATTAATGAAGAAACAGTAATAAGTGAAAAAGGAGAAATGAGATTAAAAAAATTAGATCCTCCTGCTTTTATGGACGATGAACAACATACGATCCTAAAAAGTAAATATAAACAACATCCAAAAAAATATATTGCTCATGAACACCTTTGCCAAAAATGTAATCAAAGATACACACACCATCATTCTATAGAAAAAATAGTGGCAGAAAAAGCTAAATATTGTTCTAAATGCTTAAAGATTGAAAATGCAGTTAATAATACTGTAGCAATGGCTAATGTCACTTCAGATCCAAGATCGCAATTATTTAAAAAGATAATAGAAAATACAGTACAGTTTGGAGTTATGTGTCAAGGTATAATTTTATATGATCGTATCGGAATAACAGTTGCCCATCTATTTGAGAATGGCTTAAAACATGCATGTTCTTGGGATGAAGGAATAACACATAGAACTTCATCAGTCAAATTATTACATATCGATTATGCAGCAGATTTAGCTGTTTTTGAATTAGAAGACAAAACAGTACCTGCTTTTCCAAATTTATTAAAACGAATTAGGATAACAAAATATGATTCCCAAACAACTTTACCAACTACTTATATGCGAACTGGTAAGATACCAGTAATGGTGGACGGATTATCTTATAAAGTTAATGATTCGCCTATTTACGTACAAAAAACATCTGTAAAATCACCACATTATGAATTTACTAATAGACAATATAATCATGTCTTAGATTATGTAGCTAGAGGAGATTGTGGATTTTTACTAACAGCAGTAGATAGAGAAGGAGCTCATATATTAGGAATGCATTGTTGCTTTAATTCAAGCACAGCAACTTTTGTATCTTTAACAGAATATTTAGATATTTTAGAAAATCCATATAAACATCAAAATTCAAACGAACAAGAAATAGAAATCTATGACGATTACCTCGCAGAATCTGTGAGAGTAGATAGTACTATGTTTAAAATAATAGGAGAATTAACACCTTCTCCTCTAACAGGAACTAACTGCTCAATAATGGGGTTCAACCAACGACTCGTAGCCCCCGTGCGTGATATTAATAGACAAAGAGAGTGTGGATTTAAAATAGCGACACCAGATTTATATTTCCAAGATGACCATTTACCAAGCGCCATTTCTATGAAGAATGTTACAGATACTACCAATTTATATAATTACGAATTAAACGGAAAACAAATTTACGATATTGGATGGACAAATATTAGAAAAGTTACAGAATTAAGTAAAACATCAATTAATAACTTTAGTTTAGTATCAGCTATATACGTAGATTCAGTTATGCATAGATATGAAAAATCAGTCCCATTAAAAGATTCAGAAGTAATAAATGGATACTATAGATTAACAGATATAAGGAATGGTTCTATACTAGGTATAAATATGAATTCTTCTCCAGGATTTTTATCGCGTCAAAAATTTAATATTACACAAAAGAAATCATTCTTTAAAGAAAATGAAAAAGTATTAGGATTTTATGAATTTAAAGACACAGTAGCATCTAATTGGTTAAAATCGCGAGTAAATTCAGCTGATCAAGAATTAGAAATAAGATGTTTTCCATTTGATGTTGAATATCATCTCAAAAGAGAACTTAGACCAAAACATAAAGTTAATAAAGGCAACACTAGATTATTTGCATTATTAGGAATAGATGGTTGTTTCTTGGGTAAAAGACATATAGGACCTTTAATATCTCAAGCTTATTTAAATCGTAGTCAAGGGAATAGTCAAATAGGTTGTGATCCTATAAAAGAATTTAGGAAAAGAGTGGAAAAATTAAAACAATTACCAGACGATACATACATTAAAGTTTCATTAGATTTTGAAAATTTTGATAAGAGAGTCAATGAAGATGTTTTTAAAATATTATCAAAAGGATTTTCCAAAGTTACACAACGATCAGAGAAATGGTGGAATAATTATTTTAAAAGTACTAGAAGTGGGTATTCGATATATCATGGGAATGTTTTTAGAATTTTGGCTACTATCATATCAGGGGAAACAGCAACTACTCTTTTAGGAGATGAAGCTAATGAAATAGGAATGATTACAGTATTCGTCGCAAGATGTTTAGAATTAAATATACCGTCATATGAAATCACTTATGAGTTTTATAAGAAATGTGTACCATTTTTAATGACTTATGGTGACGATAATTTCGCAGTGTATTTGAAAGATTTTATATCAGACGTACCAACAGTTTTAAGATTATATAAAGAAAATATTGGATATGTAGCTACTTTAGCAAATAAAGGAACAAATGTAGAAATGACTATAGAAGACCGCTATTTCATGTCAAGAAATTTAAATTGGGAGAATATCCCTTATTTACCAGGATTAAAGAAATCATCAATTATAAGAATATTAAATTGGGTACCTGATATTTCAAGAAGAGAATGGATAGCTAATAACCTACGAGTAGCTTTATATGAAGCTTCGTTTCATGATGAAGAATTTTATAACCATATTTTATCAGATGTTCATAAAACTATTAAATATTATCAGATACCTCGAGACTTAATTATGCCTATAAATTACTTACAAGCTAAAAAATTTGCAATAGCTTGTGTATTAGGATTAGCTGAATTTTCGAATTCAGCAGACGTTCTTTTACAGAGTGAAATAACAGATTATTCAGAACCTAAAATTCCAAATTCAAAACCTGTTAAAACATCTCATAAAAATAACAAGTATATGTCAAAGTCAATGTGTGATCTTTTTCAGTGGTTCACAATGGAAGAAACTTCAGACGAATATAAATGTGTTCCAGATGGTTCGTTAGCAATAATGTACTATAAAGAACTTATGGATAGAAAAGAATTTGAAGGAGCAAACCTTTGTGAAACAGCCCATCAAAATGACGGTTTATGGCAAGTATCATTAGATTGGAAGTTTAAAGAACAACACTATGAAGCTTTTGGTACAGCAACTAAAAAACAAGTAGCAAGAGGACAAGCTTATCACGATTTATGCGTAGATATAGTTAATCACAACACAGTTGAACCAACAACCAAGACACATGACAAAATAACAACACCAGAATTGATAGCTTTGAGAATGAGTTATTTGGAAGACATGCCACCTTTTAAAATTGACTCTACAACTAGAATTGGAACTGGAGATTGGACTTGCAATTACCATTTAGCAGGTTTCAATTGTCACTCAACATCTCCAAGAAAAGATGACGCGGTTAGAAAAGCCTATTATGATTATTTTGAGCTTTTAATAAAACATTCTAAAGCTAAAGAAGAAACAGGATGTAAAGATTTTGAATTGTATGATCCAATTTATTGGATGTTCGAATTGGCTATGGAAGGTTATCCAATGTTTCGTCTAGTAAACACTATGAAAAACTTTATTTCTTTGGACAATAAACTAGCTTTATTTAACGAAGTTTTTGAAGAATTTCTAAGTAGAAAAGTGTCATCAGAGGATGAAGCATGGGAATTGATAAAACATGAGTCAATGCATATACCAGTATTGGAAATATTGGATATAATAAGACCTACTTATATGCAAAAATCTAAACCAGGAAAAACACCAAACATGGATTCCACTAAATTGATGGCTAACCCAGGAGACGCTGTACATCCTTCACAAGATGGAGGAGCACCACCATCTATGGCAGCTCAACCTTCTGATAGACCGATGGCTCCTTTAGGAGTAGGAGGATCAGCAGTAGATAGACCAGTAGATCCACAAACAACAGCTAATATATTAATGGAATCTCAAAGACCTGGAATTATTCAAACAACAGGACCTTCTATGATGGGTTATTTTAATGTTAATACAAGAGATCTTGTAGACCATGCTTACCAACCCATGGATTCTTTACAAACAGTAGCAATTACAGGATCAGACGCACCCGGTAAGATTATTTTGAAAATACCGTATGGACCTAATCAGTATCTCAGTAGACCAGCTCGAAAATGGTTATCTTTACATAAATACTTTGAAGGATCATTTCATTATACCATACATCAAGCAGCTGTACCTTTAATTAAAGGAGAATTAATTTGGGGCTATATGACTAGAACACCAAAAGATGATGAAATAATAGGAATTGATGAATTACAAAAAATTGATTGGAACACAGATAATATTACAGGAACAAATATTTTTAGTTTTAATTTATATGACAAAAGAAGAGAAAAATTTTATAGAGCAGTCTCTGACTTTCCAGGTGATGCAGATTTTCAAGCTGATTTACCATGTATCGTTGGGGTTGTTCATATATCACCAGAAAATCAATTCCCTGAAGGATCGACAACAATAACAATTCGTATAAGATCATGTTTAGGAGCAACAGGAACTTCACCAATGCCATTTAAATCTTTCGATTTAGATTTTGCCACCTTAACAACACCTGACAACCCTATTAATCCAGTAACACCAATACCCATGACTATATTGACCAATATGTCTTCAGGATATTTAGGAGTTGATGGAACAGTATCATATTCAGGATTAAATTTACCAGTAGATTTTAATTTTCCTCCTAATATAAAAATGGATATATATATGAAAGACCCAGATTCAGGTTCGGGAGAAGTATGGAACTTTGATAGATTAGCTTTTAACCAATTGACTTACTTTCAACACACTTTTACTACGAATTCTAGATTGCAAATGAATTATCCAGCAAGTCCTTTTCAACAACAAACAGGCTTAAATGTTAGAAATATATTTGGACAATTCGTACATTGGACTTCAAACCCTAATATGGAAAACTTGGATATTAAACAATATTTTGGAGATCGATATCCTAACGACGAATATTTGGCTTGCAATTACTATAATCCACAAGAAAAATATATTAAAACAGAAACTTGGGGACCAGCTAAAGCTTTCATAGATGGCGAAGGTATATTTCATCCTAGACGAGGTTCAGAACACCCAGAAGGAGTAGTAGCTATATATGAAGAATATGGTATAGCAATACCAATACAGGATAAATTAACAACCACTAAATTTGACTTTAATGATTCGGAGATATCAGCATTTCAAGGAGAAACATTAATGAGAGCATATTCTATCCATGTATATAAGAATTCGATTGAATTTTTTGCTTTTATTGGAGGATTTATAAGCATAACAAACAAGACAAAGACTTTTGAAATTCCAGAACAAACAATTTATGTTAAAAATGCTCAAACAGCTCCAATTTCTATGCCACAACTTATACCATCTTTAACATTAACAGGATTAAGAACATTTGAAACCATCAAAAATCTAGGTCTTAGATTAGTTGTATACCCAGATTCATTCCCAAATGTCACAAGTTATAATTCTAATAGATGGACAGTTCCTCAGATAGCAACAACCACAAACACTTTGACAGCTTTAGCTGTACAATTAGGCTATACCATAGGAGACCAAAGAGAAATGTCTTTTACGATTACTACACCAGGATCATCAGAACTTATAGGATTTGTTCGATATAACCCTATGAATGGATTTATGTATATAAAAGGGTTATCATTTTCATCTCCTTATTATGTTTGTAATTATGCTATAGAAGATCTTGTAGCAAGTGGTTTTAGACTTGTACCAGCAACACAACCACCAGAATCAACTAATATTAACTACTTTACTCCAAGATTCACCATGAATATGAACAATCCTATAAAAGTAATTAGAACAGAACAGCAGCCTACTATGATGAATTCTCGACAACGTAAGATACCAAATGCAGCAGGGTTTTTCGGAGGAGCAATGCAAGGAATGGGAGGTGCTATGCAACAACATCAACAATATATGTATCAAGACGCAATGAATACTAAAATGTACGAACATCTAATGCAAATGTCAAAAAATCAATTTGGGCACGAGAAAGATTTGGCTAATATTATGAATACATTTAGAGCACAAGAATCTATGTTTAGTCGTGAACAACAAAAGACTATGGCTCAACAACAACATGCTCAAAATATGAGTGCTAGAAATGGTATGGTAAGAGCAAATAATTTTCAAGGTATGTCATCAAACCCGTCCAAAACATCACCAGGACCTAAAGCCAATTCTTTTTCTTTCGGAATACAAACAGATCCTCAAATGAAAACAACTATGTCACAGACAAATACTAAAGGAAACCCTAGCAATAGTTTTCTTTATCCCAAAGGTAATACATTTACACCTTTGGCTACTTCAACACAATGTTAAATTTAAATTGCTATTTATCACCCTCTCACTTGAGTTAAGAACATAAACTTTTCCCCTATTTTTTTTGTTTATGTTATGAGGTGATCCAATCATAAAATTAAGCCGCTAAAGAAACCCGCTATACTAACAAAAGGTTAAATGAACGATTCGCCTGGTATACCAGTAATTATTTTCTTTATGCTTAACTGCATTGTAAAATCTTTTGAACCCTAAAGGGAT